CTTCTGTTTCTTTTTTTGACTCTCGAAAGAGCATACTTATTTCTAATCATAATCTTTCTCCATAATGTAGAAACCCTCCTTTCAGAGGGTTCTGTTGAGGGTATGTTACTCTTTTTTCATAAAGTTATCATCCCAGTTAAACGCATCTTTCACTAAATTAGCAGTAAATCCCTTGTATTTGTTGTTAACCTTCTTGTTTACAACAGTTACTAAAAATTCTGCTTCTTCAGCACAAAGGCCTTCTAGCATTTGTATAAAGATAGTTTGTCTTTTGGTGTCGGACAATGAATTGTCGCCACCTTTTGTGAATAGATATAAGCGTTTTGCTTCTTGTGATAACAGAGTGTGGTCTGTTCCTACTGGGGCATCATTCGCTTGGTATGGCACATCACCTTCTGGTAATAACCATTCTATGTTTGGGTCAAACGCACCCTTTAAAACCTGTCGTAAAGGTACTGAATCGTGTTCTTGCAGTACTTTTAGTTTTCTAGGTTTATCTTTTGCATTGTTTACTTTTGTAGCGATTTCGCTGAACAAAGGTGGAACTGCTCGGCCTGATTCTGCCAATGCAGCCATGCCTCGTCTAGTTGTTAATGCAGGGTGGGATTGTTGTGTTGCTTGCTCTTCTATGATAGAGCCATCAGGATTTCTTCTGATAATCATGTTATTCTCCTTAACAGTTCTTTTGAAGTCTAAAACTCATCAATGACTTCAATTAAAGTTTTAAGTTTTCTTGTAATAAAGTAGTTAAGAATTTTGCTTCTATGTGCTACTTTAACTTCTGTGTACTCATTATATATTTTCGCCTGGAGTGCAGGCGGTATTAGACTCAAATCGATTAGTTGTCGATTTCTGTCATAATTCTTTTGTTCTTCTTCGGTAAATGTCATAACCATTTCATTCACCCATGATTCAATTTTCTTTTTAGTTAAAGGTCTTTGTCGTCTACCTTCAATGAAAACATTATCATCTGAAAGCACATTTGGTATACCATCACTTCGGTCACCTTTTAATATGTGCTCTTTAATATATATACTTGGATTTTCACCCTTTCCAACAAACTTATTTAGCACAGGATTGTATTGTTGTACATTCTTGTTGTGCAATTGGATAAAATCCTTATCGCCAGATAGTATCAGTATCTTCTGGTCGTGAAATTGTTTACATAGAACAGCAATAATATCATCTGCTTCTGCCGTATCAACATGAATATGTCTATATGGCATGTGTTCTTTGAGTTCTCGTCTAATGTTACTTAGAATCTCAAATATCTTAGGCCAGTCATGGTCAGATTTATCTCGTGTTTCTTTACGATTTGCCTTGTAGTTTGGGAACACTTGTTTACGCCAAACATTACCACTATCGGATGCAATGACCATTTCGCCATACTTATCACGAAACTTTTTGTTGTGACCACGAAGTGAGTTTAGTATCATGTGTCTAACTAAATCCTCACTTAGCTCTGGTGCATTTCTGCCATTAATCTGCATCATCAGATTAGAAATCATAATCTGGTTCAAGTCAACTATAATCATAATATCTCCATAATATTAAAGGTACTCAGCAAATCCATTGATAGTTAATCTACCATCATTCATATCTGTGCCATGATTATTCCATGCCATATGAGGAATACCCGAATCAAAAATAACAATTCTATTTTGAACAAACCTTACAAAGGTATGTTCATCATCTTTTTTTGTATAAAATTTTGTACCAGAATCTAAGTTAGTTTCTGATAAGTAAAATAAAAATGCCCAATCGCATTTATCTTCATGTATAAAATCATTTTCATTATCAGTATCTAATCTTAAATGACCATATTGATATAATTGAAAAGGTCGAGTTACAAAAGGCAATTGTGTGCGTTCAAGTTGTCGAGAGATAAAACTTTCAAGTAATGGATTGCTTCGTACTAGTTCGTCAGTCTTTGTGCCTGGGTAAATAGAAGGCCCATTTTCAGGATGGTCATCTTGAGTATAAAAAGGCAACTCTCTTAATTGTTCAGACACAAGTTTAAATTGCCAAGGCTTGAAAAAATTGTCAATGACACAAATCATATTTTATCCCATAATCATATCGAATGCTTCTTCACGACTCATCTCCCTTTCTCGTAAACCATCAGCAACTCGTTTGTCGAGTTCACGCTTTTTGAGGAACTTGTAGACTAGACCAGTTGTGTTTAGTTTAGGACTTTCGTCAAGTGAAGTGCCGAACGCAAGTTCGTCTTTGTTTTCGTAAGCGTAGAGAACGCCGTTGATATCTTTTTTACTCATTATTTACCACCTTTTTTCATCATAATATAACTATATTATACACGAATACTGGACTCGTGTCAAGCATTATTCCACTTATTTAGCGTCTTTTTTTAGCTAATTCTGCCTGAATCCACGCCTTTGCCTGTGGTGATGTTGGTTTTCTTCTGACTAACTTTTGAATCTCTTTGTAGACTTTGATATTGACATCTTCTCTTTCTTCACTATTGTCTACTTCAACAAAGTTCTGAGAACCAAAGATAGCACGAAGTTTAGGAATGTTCTTTTGTATCTGTGCATGGCTGCTGATAACGATTGGTTCTGGCACACTTCTTGGTCGTTGCTCATTTCGTTTAAGTGCAACTTCTAGTGTCGTATTTACAAACACCATGTAAGTATCATAACCAAGGTATCTCATTGATTGTGCTTCTGATTCAATTCTAGGAACATCTCGTGCAGTAGAGTCCATAATCAAACCCAAACGACCATCAATGGCGTGTTGGTGCATATACATTGTGCCTCTCTTAGACCGTGTTCTAAGTTTATCTTTAAGTTTTGTTTGGGAAGCAGTAAACTCGCCCATTTGTTTTAGGTCTAGGCCTGCTTGTTTAGCATATCTCTCAAAACCATCATCACTATTGATAACTTTCATTCCTTGACCCATCAGAGTTCTTGCAGAAACCCATGACTTGCCAGAACCAGGTCCGCCCGCCAAGAAGAATGCTTTGAATATATTCTTGTCGTAGACGCCTTCGTTGATTGCTTCTTGATTTTCGAGGTATTCGTTAAAGTTTAGCATAGTTGTATTTTAAAAGATATATTAACTATTTATATCATTTACCAACTGGTGCTACTGTAACCCAACCCATTAATTTATCTTCAAACTCACCATAGTACATACTCGACCAGTCGCCAGTTTGAATATAGTTTTTGATAGAACGAATGTAAGACTGAGCACCAATTCTAGTTCTCATTGCCTTATCTTTGTCCTTTTGTGATATGTCGTTGCTTCTTGAGCGTTCTGTCAATCGAGCAGTTTTCACAAGACCTTCTTGTGTTTTTATCCACTTCTTTACATTGACATATGAGAGTTCGTTGTCGTCTGGCAATGCCTTCACCGTGTGGTGTACATTTAACAACTTAGGTGGCTTTCGTTTTGCACGAAGTTTTTCCATCTTCAATCTCATTGCTTCTTTCTTCAACATTTCTTCTGTAGTCATCATATAGTTAGTCCTCAAAGTTCAAAATCATTTATATCTAAAAGTTCACCTCTGAAATTAATTTTACCCTTGTCGATAAAATATTCACGAAGTTCATTGAAACCACCAATGTGCGTTTCATCAATCACAATTTGTGGTATCGTTCTTACTGGTTTGCCCAATTCTTCAAAGAGTTCTTCTAAAGAAATATCTTTAGTAACAACCTTCTCTGTATATTCATGGCCAAGTTGCGTTAATAACGCTTTTGCTTTATCACAAAACTGACATGCAGGTTTGCTATAAACTGTAACAGTCATTTTCTTTCCTTTACTTTTTGAAGTTCAATGAGTAATGTTTGCCGTCAACATAAAACACTACAGTCGAATGACTATAAACTTCACTCACTTCTTCTTCGTACCTTGTTTCTACATCACAGACAGTAACGATACGAGAATTTTGACCATTTTTGATTTCTTCATCATGTGCTAATGAGGCACCCATGAGAGCACCAAATAGAGTCATTGCATCTTTACCATCACCTTCACCGAATTGATTACCAATCGCACCACCAAAGAGTGCGCCAACCAACTCATTAGTTGCACTTCCATCACCTGCAGGTTGTACTCTGTCTTGGCAGACTTCTACTCTATAAGGTATCTGTTTGATAACAGTTTTATATGTATCAGTTACAACGCCTTTATCAATAGGGGTTGAAGCCATTGTCGCAGTAGATACTGCTATTGTGAATAGTGCAATTAATCTTTTCATTCTATCTCCTGTATAGGGTCAAATTGTATACGATTCTCTATTGGCGTAACCAACATATACATGCATAGTACTAATAATGAGATAGCTACAATCTTTGACATTGTTTTTTAAGTAGTTTTTACTATATTATACACTTATTCAGGAATAATGTCAAGCATTATTTCATATTTTTTGCGTAAAAGATAAACTCTGGCGTGAATTATAACGGCATTCTAAACCACATATCATCATCATCATCGCTTCCTTGAGATGAGTCGGCTTTGATTCGTAAGAATGTGAGGAGTTTACTATAGAATAATTTTATTTTTGTCATTTTTCACGCCTGAGTTAAATGAAGCTTGAGATATCAAATCAAATTTCGGATTAGATACGCACTTTTGGTGTTGTATCTGCTATTATTTAGACAAGTTTGGCGCCTCACTTGAAGATTCGCCATATTTACATATAAAGTACGCATCTGCCACATCTGAAACTGGTGATTTTGATGTTGTATCGAATACTTGTGCAAGATTTGTGCCTGTATCTTTTTCAAATGCGTCAAGCATTAACTCTTTATTTGCGTTTCCTTTTCCTGTCGCAAACTTCTTAATAACTGATGGTGGGATTAAATTATAATCCCAACTGCACTCCATTTTCAACTTATACTTTAATAACCCTAGGTTTTCTGCGATATGAAATACTCTTCCCGTAGAACCGAATGAGTAATCTTCTATATTAATGATTGGGTTTCCTGGCCAATAAAAATATTTGTGTTTGATTTGATATTCTTTTGTATGTTTTTTAATGATGTCTACGACCCAGTCAGCAATCTGACTATATCTTTCGGGTTCGTTTGTGTATGGTTGATGTGGTGTGCCTATATATTCAACAGCAGTTGAACCAAATGCCATCTTTTCTTTGAATGTGGCATCAAACTTCTTTGTGTTTGTTAAGAAGTAAAATGTACAATCTTCGTAATCAAATTCACCTTCACTTGTGTTGACACATACGCCTGGAGAACTTAGACTATAATCAATCCCAATCTTCATTTAGTAATACATCTTCTTCAATTTGCTCATGTTCTTCGCCACAGAAAGGACAATACTGCTCTATGTAATCATCCTCATCTAGGTCGTGTGCTACAACATATGTAGCAGAGCAGTTTGCACATATCGTTTTAATTGCCACTAAAGGTCTCCATCAAAATAGGACCAAACTCTACCATAATCCACGATAAGGCCCCAATCGCAACTAAACCTAATAACATCCATTTCATTTTGAAATCATCTACCAGCATTTTAAAACCTATTATTTCATTCCCTAATATTCTTAGAGATAGTTCTAATTTGCCTTCATCATCTTTTTTACTCATAATTGAAATCCTTTAAAACTGTTTGTTTCGACATCTTGTTTGATACCGCCCACAACATAACTTTCAATCTCTGTTTCTTGTGGTGCGTTCTGTAGACCTCGACTATTTAACCAATGTTCTGTCCAAGGCAGAGGGTTGTTTCTTAATCCTTGTTCATATGGTGGTGTAAGTCCAATACTTTTCATTCGTCTGTTTGCCATAAACTCAACATACTGATTGAGTAGTGTGGCGTTTAGACCAATCATTGAACCTTCTTGAAAGAGATAATCTGCCCAATCTTTTTCTTGTTGAACAGCCTCATCATACATCTTGTAAACTAGCGGTTCACACTCTTGCATGATTTCTAACATCTCTGTATCGTTCTCTTTTGTACGGTAGTTATTTATAATGTTTTGAGTAACAGCAAGATGTAGATTCTCATCTCTAGCAATAAGAGATATAATCTTTGCACTTCCTTCCATTAGTTTTAACTCACCAAATGCAAACGAACAGGCGAATGAAACATAGAAACGAATCCCTTCAAGTATGTTTACATTGATAAGATTGAGATATAATTGTTTCTTCATCTCTCTCATGTTGCCTTTACCTGTCATGTGATATTTTTGAGCATACTCAATAAACTTATCATACGATTCGGTTACTGATTCTGCTCTTGCCATGATTTCAGGTGTCTGCACAATGGTGTCTAGTACAGCTGTTGGGTTTGAATAGACATTTTTCATAATGTAAGTGTATGACCTACTATGAATTGTTTCCATAAAATCCCATGCGACAATCATTGATTCTAATTCAGGCAACGAACAGTACGGTAAAAACGCCAGACATGGACCTCTGCCCTGCACACTATCTAATAGTGTCTGATATTTTAGATTGGCGGTAAAAATGTGTTTCTGTTCTGCCGTAAGTAAATTAAAATCATTTCTGTCCTTCTGCAAAGACACTTCTTCTGGACGCCAAAAGAAGCCCAATTGTTGTTGATTCAACTTCTCAAATATAGGGTACTTCTGTTGGTCAAACCTCTGTGTGTTTGGTTCTGCACCAAAGAACATAGGTTGTTTAGTCCATTGTACTTCTTCTATGTTGAATACTTTAGTCATTCTCTCCTTCTTTGTAATGTAGTCCGTCATTGCCATTCTGACCTATGATGTCCATTCTGTCTACTGACCTCTCTACAGGTATGGTTTGTTCTGCATCTATGTTTTGAAAGATGCCTACCTTATCAGCCCTTTCCCACATTTCGATAATATCATCTCTGATGTATTCGATAGGAGTGCCAGTAGGGTACTCATGTGACCAGTTGTATGCCATCTTTGTGGCATTTTCTCGTATAGTTTTGATTCTGCGATTCTCATAGTATTGTGTCTTACGCCATGCAACTCTATCTAAAAACGCCTGTGTGTATTTTTGTCCGAATAGTGATTTAAGCATTTCTCACCCTCTTACTGTTTGGGTGGCGTTTTGCTGTAAAAGTACTATGACTCATATTCTTTTTCAACTTAGGTTGTCCTTTTTTAACTATTATCCCTGGTATTGCTCGTTTACCCATCTATATCCTCCTCTTCGTTTGGGTCAAAATAATTGTTGCCGTCAAAGAAAGGCCATGTTGGTTCACTCTGATTAGTATCACACATGTGCATCCTTTCCATTTTATCTATATAATCATCATTACTAATGTCGGGGTCGATTTGACCATCATCTATTAGTGCGTTCATCCAATCAAAATACGGCATTTGTTCAGATGTTGGTAAGTTGTGAAATTGTATAGGTCCTCTTGACATTATATCATACACGCTTCACAGTAATCATCATATTCTTCCTGAGAATCAAATTCTTCTCTAGCTTTCATTGGCTGATTGTCATG